CATCACGTTACTGGCAGTGATAGATGATATGCCTTTCAGGATTCGGGATTCAATTGGTAACGTCGCGTATGTCAATGAGCACGGCACCTTGCTGGAGAAGTCTGGTCTGTCGCTCATTGCAGCGGAGAAGAGCAGGACGCGTGAAGCTGTCGGTAAATTCATTGGTATTAAGAACAAGAGGGTCATCGTGATTGGGGACGAGCTATCGGAGATCTCTGAGGCTGTGGTCCACGCTGGTCTTACCAACCTGTCTGCTAACCCAGAGTTCAGGATGATTGGTATGTCCAACCCCAACTCTAAGTTCGATGCCTTTGGTGTGTGGTCTGAGCCAGAGGATGGCTGGGACTCAGTAGATACCAACGTCGATGATGGCTGGCGCACCAAGTGGGGCGGTAAGTATATCAGACTGGATGGTGAGCGCAGCCCCAATATCCTAGCTGGTGAGACAATCTACCCATACCTGCCACGTGCTGACCAGATAGCTGAGAAACGTGAGCTGCTCGGCATAGCCTCACGGGGCTATATGCGGATGGTTCGTGCTGTGTTCTTTGATAGTGATGAGGACTGTGGTATCTATTCCGAGAACGAGATTACCAAGAGCGGGTGTATGCACAAAGTAAAGTGGGGATCACAACCTACCAAGGTAGCTGGGCTTGACCCAGCCTTTACTAATGGTGGCGATAGAACGATTTTATATACAGGCTACGTAGGCACAGATGATACAGGGCAGTATGTGTTTGAGCTGGGCAAGAGCTTCCAGCTGAATGACGATGCTACCAACAAGGCGGTGCCACGATCATACCAGATCGTCCAGCAGATCAAGAAGATATGTGAGAAGGAAGGCGTAGCCCCAGATGATCTGGCGGTGGATGCTACAGGTGCTGGCTCCTCATTTTGTGACGTGCTGGCTGGTGAGTGGTCGCCTCGGTTCCTGCGTGTTACCTTTGGTGGCAAGCCTTCTGATAAGAGAGTCTCAGTAAATAGCCAACTTACTGGTATAGAGCTATATACCAATAGGGTTTCTGAGCTGTGGTTTGTAGGCAAGGAGCTCATGAGAACGCGCCAGATCTTTGGGATGGATAGTGATCTAGCTCAGGAAATTATTGGTCGAACTTACGAGCTGGTGAAGACTGGCTCGCTCAAGGTGAGGATCGAATCAAAGCCTGAGTTTAAGCAGAGGATCGGGAAAAGCCCTGACTTGGCCGATGCCGCTTTCCTTGCCCTTGACTGTGCACGGCAAAGGCATGGTTTGATAGCAATGGAGCCAAAGATTGTGGACCCAAATCAAAGCTACCGCAAACCACCAAAATCAATGAAGCACCTGAAGGCGGCTCTTCAGAACGATGCTGCTTACTTACCTTGAATTTAACCTTGAGTTCGCAGGCACAATGTATATACTGACACTTAACTTGAACCTATAAGTTCCACATGGCCGCTATACCCAGAACAAAAAAACAGCAGGAAGAGTATGATAATAAAATTGCGTCCAGTCAAGCGGCTGACGCTGCCCGAAAAACGGCCATATCCACGCGCAACGCAGAGGACAAAGAAATTTTAAAAGATTATAAAGGAATTGGCGTTGGTGGTTCTGCTGCTCAGAACAAGGCAGATTTTGTGAAGAAGTCTAGACAAGAGACCGCCGCCGCAGAAACGGCTAAGCGAGTCGCTGAGACGGGAGCCAGCGCCATGTCTCAGGTGGGGGCAAGTATCTCGGATCTGGGGCAGTCCGCCAATACACTTGCAACTCAGGGCGAAAGCACAGTTGGCATAGCTGCCCTAGAAAATTTTGAGGATGCAGTTGACTATGATGCTGAGTTTGATCAGGGTGAAAAATTCAATGAAGGACAGATCACCGAGGATGAGCGAGAAACCATGAACGCAACTCAGGGGTTTAGGGAGCTAGGTGGTTTAGTGGCTGAGATCCAAAAAGAGCGTGGGTATGAGCTAAAAGGCCCTGAGACTCCAAAAGATTTTGCGGCTGCCCAGAAAGATTTTAATGAGAAGTTTGGCGAAAAGTCCATCGGTCGCGCCAAGGAGGGTGAGACAGCAGACCAGTATGAGGGGAGACTCAGAGAGCGTAATGCCGCACGTAAAGCATTAGCTGCTCTTAAGCCGAAGGAAGCAGCACCAGCGGTCGCGGAGGCAGCAGGCCCTGAGAATACGGTGCTTAAACCAATGGGTCAAATTGCTGGCACGGGGTTTGGTGACACAACTATTGACCCCAATGCTGGAGCCGTCGATCTCCCCACTATCACAAGCCCACAAGCCAAGTCCTCGGCTCAAGAGGTAGCCAACAAACCTGCGTCAGGCCAAGCCCCAACAACGATTCAATCTCCACAGGCACGGTTAAAAGGACGCCAAGACTTTGGAGCATACCTAGAGGGTCAACTCTCAAAGTCTGGGGGTAACTACACCTTTAATAAAGATGATAAAGCGAAGGCCAAGGAATTGGGGATTGGTAGCAAGGAAATGAACAACTTCACGAATAGACTTTCCCGACGTGATGAAGAAGAACCACGCCGCCGCCGCAGATTGGGTCAGATTGGGGGCAATAAATTTGGAGCTTAATTAAACCATGAGAAAGAAAAGCAAATGGCAAAAGCTTCAGGACGGTGAGTGGAAATCCTCTCTCCGTACAGGTAGCCTCAGTGATAAACCACGCAGGATTACATCTGATTACCACATGGCACGTGTAGCTGCTAGGAAGTTACGTAGGTCTGGTGCTAAGAAGGAGGCCAACGAAATGTTTGCACGAGCAGAGATGATGAAGCTTGCTGGTCACCCGACTGTTAAGTCCCAAGCATTTGTAGATGCTGAGCAGTATGCCATGGCCAAAGGCGGCATAGGCAGCTCAGCGCAGGATGCTTACGGTGAGTTTCTTCGTAACAGAAATAAAAAAAGACCGCGTATCAACATGGATGAACCACCTACTTCTTATCAAGGTGGTGGTCCCAGTGGGCCCTATGAGGCAATGCCAGCGGAACGTGGACCTTATCGCGGGCCATATACGGGGAGATACGGTAATGGACCTGAAGAAATTCCACTGTATCGACGTGGACCTGAGATGGGCCGTGCTGATCGATTGAACTCACGGATGGACCGCACCTCTACAAGATAAAAGCATATGCCAAACAGCTTCTCAATAGAAAATGATATCACGCCGATGAGGAATCGGTTCTTCTCCTCTGGTCTTAAAGGATCAGAGGCTTCTTACTTGAACAAGGCATTTGGCCCATCCAATAGGGAGATCAAGGAGAGCATCGATATTTATAATGCCATCGACCGTGGGCGGAATGCCGACCTACAATATCAGATGAATCTTGAAACCTTGCAGCAACGCAGGGATAATGCTACACGTCAGCGTGATCTTGAATCCCGTATCCCTAAGCTGGTTGATCAGATTAATGGCATCAGGGATAGTGAAGGCGATCCCGCAACCAAAGCCCAAGCTTTGACAGATCTACAGATGGAAAATCCGTATCTGGCTAATACTTCCTTAGGATCTAAGATCCTTGGTACCGCATACGCAGGCTTGGACGTTGAGGCACAAGAACGACTCAAAAGAGAGAATAAGGAAAAGCAAGATCGGGCAGATTATCGCAAGAGACTATCCCCATATGTGGATACTGGAGGTGTTGAGCAGGTTACTGGGATCATTGATGAGGATGGCGTCCAGACCCCCGAAGAGAAGGAGGCACTCAAGCTAACACAGTATAACCTCGACAGAGGCCGCTCTACCGCCGCCAGAGAGACTGAGAAAAAACAACGAGACGCACTTATTAGCAGGAGAAATGAGCAGATCACATCTAATTATGCCGCTCTGCAATCGTTGGGCTATGATACTGATGGGGGTGGGGACATGAAATTTGATGACGCTGGGAACCCTATTGCTCCAACAGCTCAATCATCAACTCCCACACTCACACCAAAATCTAAGCGCGGTCTCGAGATTCGACTGGCTCGCATCAAAGAGATCCCGCTAAGCAAAATTCGTGAGGAGAACATGAGTGATGAAGCATTACAAGATGCTCTCATGGACGCCAATGTAGACCTCGAGATAAGGTTGCAATCTGCTGAGTTTTCTAGTATACAAGGACAATCAAACACCCCACAGACAAGACAAGCACCAACATCATCCCAATGGGACCTA